TATAGTAAAACAAAGCATATATCAGAACTCATGCTTGATACAAACTTTACTAATATTATTCGTATTAGAATGCCAATAGAAAGTAAATTAACTGATAAAAATTTAATTACAAAACTATATAAGTATCCTAACTTAATAGACTTTGTTAATAGTAAAACTGATATACGCAAACTTTGCGAGTTTATATCAGTAGTAAAAGATAATTTTACCGCAGGTATATATAATGCAGTACATGATAATGCATTATGTACTGGAAAAGTTATTAATATTTTAAAAGAATATGGTATTGAAAATAAAGAATGGAAATTTATAGATTATAAAAAATTAGATATAAAATGTAATAGAAGTAATTGTGTTTTATCTAATAAAAAAGCTAAAAAAGATTTTGAGTTTGACTTCGGGGAAGAAGAATATTTTTTACGTTTGAATGCATCGTTGATACAAAAAGAATTAAAATGGGAAAAGAAATAGTAGGTTTTACAGCAGGTAACTTTGATTTATTACATCCAGGTTACATTTATACCTTTGAAGAGGCTAAAAAACATTGCGATAAATTTTTAGTTTTTCTACAAAAAGATCCATCTTCAACGAGATATACAAAATATAAGCCGGTTATACCTTATTATGAAAGATATAAGACGTTAATGGCTATTCAATATATTGATGAAGTTTATATGTATCAAACTGAAGATGAATTATTAGGACTTATAAAGTTTTTTAAACCTGATATTAGAATTTTAGGCGAAGATTATATAGGTAAATCTTTTACCGGTGATGATCAACCTTGTAAAGTTATATACACTACTCGATCTCATGAATGGTCTACCACTAAAATTAAAGATTTAATTACAATCCAAACTATAAAACAGAATCCTAATATAGTAAATGAATAAAAATAAAAATGCGGTAGTTACCGGTGGAGCTGGTTTTATAGGTAGCCATTTATGTGAAAGATTACTTATAGAAGGTTATAATGTGGTATCAATTGATAACTATTTTACCGGTACTGAAAAAAATCATATAGAAGGGGTTAGGTATATAAAAGGTAATACTAAAGATATAAAATATATGGGAATAGAAAAACCATATATTTTATACCATCTTGGTGAATATTCTAGAGTTGAGCAAAGTTTTGACGATATTAAACTAGTTAATGATTATAATACACAAGGTACATTTGAAATACTTCAATACGTGAAAGATAAAGGATGTAAATTAATATACGCTGGTAGTAGTACTAAGTTTGGAGACAATGGTCCAGATGCTTCTCCATATTCATTTTCAAAGTCTAAAAATACTGAACTTGTAATAAATTATGGTAAATGGTTTAATATAGATTATGCAATAACTTATTTTTATAATGTATATGGGGGAAGAGAAATAAAAGAAGGTAAGTATGCAACTCTTATCGCTTTATATAAAGAAAAGGTAAGATTAAAAGAAAATTTACCAGTGGTATTACCAGGCACTCAAGAAAGAAATTTTACTCATATAGATGATATTATAGACGGTTTATTTTTAGTTGGTGAGGAAGGTAAAGGAGATGGGTATGGAATTGGAAGCGATCAATCATATTCAGTTATAGATGTTGCGATGATGTTTTCAAATTATGGTAAAGTACAAATAGATGAATTACCTGAAAGAAAAGGTAATAGAAATTCAGGTACTTTAATTAATGAAAAAACTAAAAAGCTTGGTTGGAAACCTAAGAAAAAACTATTAGAATATATAAAGAATGGGTGAAAAAAATAATATATTAGTAACAGGTGGTTACGGTTTTATAGGTGGCAATTTTATAAGATTTTTACAAGATAATTTTCCTGATAATAGAATAGTATGCATTGATAAAGACGGGTATGCTTCTAATAAAGATTACGTAAAAGATTTATGTGATAAAGAATATAAATTTGATATTACTAATACTTTACAGTTAGAAAATGTTTTTTTAAGTAATGAAAAGTTTGATTATATATTTCATTTTGCTGCTGAATCTCATGTTGATAATAGCATTTCAGGTCCAAAAATTTTTATAGAATCAAACGTTTTAGGTACTTTAAATATGCTAGAATGTTTTCGAAAAATTAATAATAATTATGGTAAATTTATACATATAAGCACTGATGAAGTTTACGGTCATTTGGGGTTTGGAGATGCCTCATTTACTGAGTTAACCCCTATTGCACCTCGTTCTCCCTATGCTGCTAGTAAAGCATCAAGCGATCTCTTATGTTTATCTTATATGAATACTTACGATAGTAATATTAGTATTACAAGGTGTTGTAACAATTACGGGCCTAATCAACATAGTGAAAAATTTATACCTACTATTATTAAAGCTTTAAAAGCTGGTAAAAAAGTTCCAGTATATGGTGAAGGGATGAATATACGGGAATGGATTCATGTACATGATCATAATTTAGCGGTATGGGCAGTAGCTACACATGGGAAGACAGGTATATATAATATTGGTTCAGGTTTAGAGTTATCTAATATAGAATTAGTAGATAAAATATGTACTATAATGGGTAAAGACTTAGATAAGTCAGTAAGATTTGTAGAAGATAGATTAGGTCATGACTTTAGATATAGTATAGATTTTAGTAAAATACAAAATGAATTATTTTACGAACCATTATATAATGATTTTGACCATCAATTAAAAAAATTAGTAGAACTTTATGATTAAAAAAATAAGACAGGGTGATATGTATGCATGCCATCATGGTCAATTTGCAGGCCAAATGTTTTGTTTTATATGCAGGGATAAAAAGGAACAGACATATAATTTTTTAAGAATGCCTGATATGATTACTACTAAAATATCTCAAAAAGATTTCGATGACGGTATAAAAAATGAAATTATTAAATTGGTAGAAAAAGTACCAAAGTATGTATTTAAAGTTATAGAGGCTCAATATAAGAAAAATGAAAATACTAACAATTGACGGTAATAATTTAGTACATAGGGTATACTGGGTGGCTAATAATATTAAAAATGTATCTGAAAACTATCATGTATACATGTTTTTAAACAGTGTTAAAAGTTACGTTGAAACTTATCAACCTGATAAAGTCTTTTGTGTATGGGATGAAAAACCTGATTATAAACCTAATAAGCGTAAAGAATTACTTCAAGATTATAAAGGTAATCGAGATAAAGAGTATGGTAAAGAAGTTCATACTAAGAATGAAATTATCAAAGAAATGTTAAATACAATGGGTATACCGTCTATTTTTCCAAGATCATATGAGGCTGATGATGTTATTAAAATAATTAATGATGCTTATGATAAACATTTAACAACTAAATTTTACTTAACTAAAAAATTATTTAGACATATTATAGTAACGGTTGATAGAGATTTATGCCAGTTAATATCAAATAAAGTATCAGTTTATGATCCTATTAGAAAAATAGAAATTAATAAAGAAAACTTTAAAGAAATTTTAAAATATGATAAAAAAGATTTTATTAAAGTAAAAGCATTGACTGGAGATAAAAGTGACAATATTCCAGGTATTAAGGGATTTGGTAAAGTTAAAATAGATAAATTTTTAAATGGTGAAGTATTTTTAACTGAAGAGGAAAATGAAATATATGAAAGAAATCTTGAATTAGTTACATTAACTGAAGATAAGGAAGAAAAAGAGTACGTTTTAAATCAGTTATCTGAAATAAAGGATAATACTAATTATGATAAATTTAAGGAGTTAAGTAAAGTATATAAATTTAGTCAAATACTTAAAAATGATACTAAATGGTATACTGCTTTTTTTCAAGATAATAGATTAATAGAGTTACTATCTTAAATAATTATATGCAAGATCAATTTATTAATCCTCAGCAAATAAGATCACCATATACAGGTGAAACAGTAAGACCAGTTTTTAACACATACGATGCTAATGGTAAGACATATGAGCAGGCCGTATTATCAGATCCAGTTACTGGTCATATTATTAAAAAAGGTTTAGTATCTATTAAAGATGCTAAAACTGGTGAAGTTATACAAGATTATAATTCAGTATTATCTCAGGGTAATACAACTCAAAGTAGAGGTTAACCTTGAATTATAGTTTATTGCATTTATAATTAAAATGTGATAGTTATACCTGAGCAGTATGTTGTAAATGTTTTATATGAGAATATCTATAAGATCTCATATAATAAATATACTAAAACCTATAATGGGTGCTGTCCTATATGTAAAGAAGGTGGTTCGTGGGGTAAAAAGAAACGATTTTATTATATACCTAATAAAGAATTAGCTTATTGTCATAACTGCGGTTATAGTAAAAAAGCCCTTACCTTTATTACTGAAGTAACGAATAAACCTTTACATATAATAGTAAACGAAATAAAAGATTTTGATGTTGAAATACAACTACCTAAAGAAGATAATTATGAAGTAAAAAGGGTTATAGATAAAAGCTTACCTGAAGATTGTATTAATTTATCTGATAGTAGTCAAGTAAGATATTATAATGATAATTCTACTTTAAAAATAGCATTAAATTTAATTAAGGAAAGAAGACTTGATAAAGGTATTAATAGACCTAAAACTTTTTATTTATCATTGAAAGACCCAGTACATAAAAATAGATTAATATTACCTTTCTATGATGAAAATGATAATATTATTTTTTATCAATCAAGAGGATTAACTAAGAAAGATTTATATGAAAGACCTAAGTATCTTAGTAAAGTAGGTGCTGAAAGAAGTTTATATGGTATTCAAAATTTAAATTGTAATTTAGATAATGTCTTTATTTTTGAAGGCCCTATTGATAGTTATTTCGTTGAAAACGGTTTAGCAACTTGCGGTATTACTGAAAAGAGTAATAAAATGTTTACTACTTTACAAAAGCAACAAATTAATAAACTTAATTTGTATGAAAAGATATACGTATTGGATAATCAATATTGTGATAAGGCTGCTTTAAATAAAAGTATTTTACTAGCTGATAATAATGAAAAAATATTTATATGGCCTAAAGAGTTAAAAAAGTTAAAAGACTTTAACGATATATGCGTAGCAGGAAATAAAGACAAAATAAAACCTGAATTTATATTAAAAAATACTTATTCAGGTCTTAAAGCTAAATTATTATTAACTGAAATTAAAAATTCTTAATTTATTGTTGTTTCGTTCCACCGGTAAATCCTTGAGCTCTTGTACCGGTTGTCATAAAATCAGCATATTGATTTAATGTTTTTAGTTCATCAGCAATTTTTTCTAAAGACGCTTCTATTTTAGATAAATTATTTTCTTCATTTTCACCATCTAAAGATTCCATTTCACCTAATTGATCATCTGCCGCAGCTTCTTCAGGAGCGAACTGATCATTGTCATCCTGTTCTGGTTCTTCTTCTTTTCCAAGAGCTTTTTCTAAAGCTACATCTCCTAACTTTTTAAGTTGTTCTGCTGTTAAAAAATTTAAAGCTTTTAACATAAAATCTAGACTAATTCCAGCCCCCTTAGCAGTTAACCCAGCCCCTGCAAGTCCAACTTTACCAGCTGCTTTACCTACTACTTTACCAGCTGAACCTAACGCACCTTCATCCATTCGAAAATATGCTTCAGCAATTAGCTGTGTATCATTATCTTTCATTGCTATTTACTCTTTTCTGTGGCAACCTTCATAGCCGCATCGCCAACTTTTTTAAGTTGCTCTGCAGTTAGGAAATTTAATGCTTTTAGTATAGCTTCTAAACCCATACCAGCCCCTTTAAGTGCTACTCCACCGGCTCCAACACCTAGCTTACCAACACCTTTACCGACGCCACCTAAGCCACTAGCAATATCTCCTAAAGCACCTTCTTGAACTTCTTGTTCGTATGCTTCACCAATTAATTTAGAATCATTATCTTTCATTTAATTATTTAATTAAATTTGTACTTAGGATCGTTGGCGCCTGCTAAATAACCTTTAAGTATTTCACTCAATGATGATACTTCCATCGCAACTCGAGCAATCTTTTTAGTTTCAGCATTTGATATACTATCAAATATAGTATCAGGTTCTGCAGAGTTTAAAGAAGTTTGAATACTATCAGTAGTACCATTTAAGTAATCGCCAAATCTATCCATTTCATTTATCCAGCTACTTAACTCTTCAAACATTTGTCTTGATTGCGTACTAACTGGATCTTCACCACCTGCAGGGGCATCAACGTCAAAATCTTCTGGAGATGTTTCAGGTTCTAAGGTAGAGGCCATTGCTTCTTGGTCAGTTAGTTCAGTATTTTCATCATCTTGTTCTGATAAAAACTTTTTAAATCGTTTTTGGTATAAGCTCATACTATTATTTATAAATATTTATATGCATTCTACTACTAAATTCGAAGACTTTGTAAATTTGTTAAATGAACAAGAATATGGCAGTGAAATAATGCCTGATGTAGTAAGAGATCAAATGGGATTAAAAACTGAATATCCATCTCAACCTTCAAGTGTGCAAGATATTTTCAACAAAACAAATAGAACTGATATAGCTCCAGAAAATATACCATATCCTTTAAATGAATTTGATGATGTAGTAGCTAATGCATTTGTAGCAATACAAAACTTAGAAGAGTTATTAAAGCATGCTAATACTAATACAGTAATAAAAAATAAAAAGCCAATTGAAGGTATATCAAACGAACTAATTGAATTAAAAGGTAAGCTGGTTGATATTAGTAAAAAAGTTAGTAAAATAAAATAATGAAGAAAGTTTTATTATCACTAACACTAACTTTATTGGTTAGTGGTTTATTTGGTATCATTTTTAAAGACTGGTTCGTTTTTGGTCTTGTAACTATTCTACAAATTTTATTCTTTTATTTTTTTAACACTGTTTATGAAAATTATCTTACAAAAAAAGTAGTTGAAGCAAATGCAGTAGTAGAAATTGAAAAATTAAAAAATACAGTTAAAGTATTGTGCCCGTGTGGGGAAAATCATCCTCAAGACGTTTTACTATCGTTTAATGAAGATACAGTTTTTAAATGCACTAAATGCAATAAGGATGTTAGAGCTACTACTAATATTGGCACGTCATTATTAACTTCACCTATTAATACTTCTTCAACTTCCCCAACTATTAATAAAGTATAATGGAAAAATTGGATGATATAATTAAGGAAGTAGATTATAATTTAAAAGATGATCAACCTCCTAAAGATATAGATATTGAAGATGTAATGAAATTTTTAGTTGAAAATGATAGTGAAGCAAAAACCTTTATTACTACCGGTAGGGTATATCAAAAAAATAAAAAGTTAAATTTTATTAATACTTTATTTAAATTATTAGAAGAAGAAATAGGTAAAATGGAATCTAAAAATAACAGAGATTCAGATAATTCATTTTTTAATTTAAATAAAAAAATATTATCAAATAATTTATTTTCTATTAAAGAAATTTTTAAACAATATAATTTAAATGAAAAAAGAATATCAAATTTTATATTAGGAACTTTGATACAATCTATATATGATTCAAAAAAATAGAGATATTATTCAAGAGTATGGTATTGATTTTGTAGCAAGATTTGCATGCTTATATGAAGGTGTTAATGTGGCTTGTAGTAGGGCTGAAAGAATAGGTTATGATTCTGAAAATAGTACTTCATGGATTAAACCTACTGCTTTTCAAAAATATATTGATGAAAGATACTTAGATATGAAGCATGATATTCAGTTATATTTAAAAGGAGTTGAAACTGATGAAATTTATCCCTGGGACGAGATTTATAAATAATACGATGAGTAATACTAAGCTTTTTAAAAGAAGCACATTATATATATTAAACAATATTAAGCATCATGATAATAATGTGGTTTATACGTTTAAAGTGGGTAATGAACTAAAAGACGTAACTTTTAAAAATGTTCAACAAGCAGATGAATGGTTAGAGCGTATTGTTATAAATTAATAGTAATCTCCATATACATCAGTATCATTAACTGACATATCAAAAACATCTTTTTTACTAATAGCGTCAACGTCGTATTGGTTATAGTTATCTTTTTTACCTTGACTTTCTTCATTAGCTCCTCCGGATAATCTACCTGCAAATGATTCTTCATATATTTGACTATTGCCTGATATACCACTAGTTAAATTATTGAAAGGTATATTAGGTTCAAAACTATAATCTAATCGTTTAGCTTTTATTAAGAATACATAATGACCTTGAAGAGGGTTTATTTGAGATATATCTTGATCTAATTTTTCAGTTATTTCAAAATATTTAGGTTGCCTATCGCTTGGTCTATCATCTCCATATTCACTTAACTGGAATACATCACCGGCTTTGGGTTCAATAACGTTAAATTGTTTTTCATATACTGAACTTAAAGTAAAGAAGTTATCATAGAATGAAGATATATGAATATAAGCAGTTACCTCATCATCACTTTCAAAACCAAATTTAGAAAGCTGTATAGCATTTTCATTTAAAGTTACTGCTAAAATAATTTCTCTCGGTTGAGCAAATATCTTAGTAGTTTCTTCTCCGTAGAAATTATCAGCACTTAATAAGTTATATGTGTTAACAAAATAATTAACCTTGGTACCATACAAGTTTATTTGCTCTCTCCAATAATTAGAAAATAGAGTACGTTCATTTGATTGTATAGACTTATCAGTAAACCTAAAACAAGTTTCATCAGTCTGTACAATTCCTGGAAAATCACAATTATAATTTATTAGGCTCATCTTTCAATAACAAATTTATTTAAATTATTATCAAAATATAACATAATACCAGTACTACCTAATTTTTTAGTTTTACCTTTAAAAGGTACTATATTATATTCTTTTCTAATATATTCAAGTTCAGGGGTTCCGCAAATTTTTTTACCTTTACCTTGTCGTAATAATTCAATTTTTTGGTTTTTTGTAGGATCAGTTTTAACATAGTCAGGTACAATATTAAGATGATCTCTAGTATAGCGTGGATCCCCTGCACCAGGTATAGCTCTTCTATGTCTATGATTTATACCAGGCTTTGCACCCTTATACATATTTTCAAAAAACTTATGAAATCTTAACATAATTATATTTAAGCAAAAAAAAGCGCAACCATAAGTTGCGCTTTTAATTGAAATCTACTTTTTTTTATGATATAAAGTCAGCACCTGCTTGTAATGCTACTTTATTTGCTTTACTTTGAAGCTTACCTTTTCCATCAGCTAATGGCTTTGGTTCTGCGTCAACATATTTTTTAGTTGAACCAGATGATTTACCACTTTTAGGCTTTACAGTGCCAACTTTATTATTACCTGGATGTGTTAACCCTGAATCTTTTTGATTAACTAAAGCATGTCCAAGATCATCAGCTTCTACTGCTTCTTTATGAGTATCTTCATCTTCATCATCATGATCTTCACCATCTTCTTCAGATTCATCAAATCCACGTTCTTCCATTTCATAATCTTCATGCTCCATATCTTCATGCTCCATATCTTCAGCATCATCGTCTTCATCTTCCCCTAATGCTTCTTTTAATACATCGCATAATTGTTTTACCATGTCACGATCAAGAGTTAAAGTAACTTTACCCTCATCGTCTGTTTCTGAAACTTCAGTATCAATACCTAAAGCGTCTAATTCTTGTGTTTCTTGATCAGAGTGCATTTCTTCACCCATCACGTTTTCAAAAAGTTTGTCAAAAGTTGATTTCATATTATTATTTATACTCTCTTTTACCTTTTTCTCTAGTTTTTTATCTTTTTTGGTATATTTTTCAGAAGAATATATAGAGCTATTATATAATTCATCTTCTTTAGTAGAAGTTTTAGGATCTATAGGCTCTTGTAAAACTTCTACATTACCTGGACCGGTGCTGTTATCATTAGCAAAGCCGTGTTTGACATTGTTAAGGTCTACTGGCGGCTTACCAGCTTTAGTTCCCATTTTAGCTGCTTTAACACCTGGTACATTTTCTGATAGAATATTTTTATTATATGTATTCCATATTTCGGTTAGAGTATTTGATCTAGACATGTAAATATTTATAGCAAAATGGTTAAAGATAAACAAAATTACATGAACAATCCTAATCTCCCTACTACTGGAGCGGAATTTCAATATACCCCTACAATGGTTAAAGAGTTAAAAAAGTGTCAAAAAAATATATTACACTTTGCTGAAAAATTCTTTTATATAATTTCTTTAGATGAAGGAAAGAAAACTATAAATTTACATTATTGTCAAAAAAGAGCTTTACGTAAAATGAGGGATAACAGATTCTTTATATTGTTAGCTTCTCGTCAAATAGGTAAA